CGGTCAGATCGGTCACATTTTCGCCGTCCATCAAAGATTTGCGAACAGTGCTGCCGCGATGCCTGCGCAGATTGATCTTGTACCCGTCGTACTCCACCTCGCATCCGCAGGCGTCAATAAAGCGCATGAGCGCGCTGCGGCGGCTGAGAGGGCTTTGGTCGGTGAAGGCGCATTCCACGCGCCCGGTCGCTTCGATTACACCAACAGAAAACGGAGTGCCGGACAGCAGCTGTACCATGCCGTCTGCCGGAGTTCCCTCAAACACGAAGGTAACAAGGTTGTATTTCTCATCGTTGAGCGTGTACGAAATGTGTTCGCACTGGGCCGTTGTGACCGGGAAGCCGCCTGTGATCTTCTTGGATACACGAACGATGTTGTAAAATTGCCCGTCCAGCTTCGCGGTCATACCGACCCGAAGTGACTGTGATCGGGATACGAGGACGGAAAACGAAAGCGTCCGCTCCCCGGACAGCTTGTCACAGAGGGACGCAGAGAGCACACGCGGGAAGCTGCATTGCAGTACTCCGACACTGTTATAGATTTCAATCATGTTGTGTCACTCCTTATGCCATTCCAAGATTGCGCACATAGGCGGCATTCTGCGTCCACTGGATTTCCGCCAGAATCCGAGCCAAGGTCGTGCCGTCGATGGTGAGCGGAATGGTGACGTTGAACGCCTGTCCACTGAACGTCCGCCCGACATCGGAAAGCCCGGAAAGCGTCGTATCCATGTTGATGTGAGACGGAATAGCAGCACGCATATCTGCCGTCATGTCCTGCATGACAGAGGAAATGCCGTCTGCCAGATGCTCCGCCGAGCGCACTGCCGTCTTGCCGTTTTTATCGAGAGATCCGGCAAGACCCTCCACCAGCATTTCACCAATCCAACCCATTTCTTTCGAGGGCGAATGGATTCCAAAGAAGTCGCAGATGCCGTCCCAGATGGACGAGATCCATCCGCTGACCTTATCCCAGAGCCACGAGGCAAGGGACTGAATACCGTCCCACAGCCCACGAACAAGATTCGCGCCGACCTCTACAATTTTCGGAATAGACTCCGTAAAGGCATTCACGATTCCCGCAATGATCTGCGGGACTGCCTTGACGATCTCCAGAATAATAGTGGGGAGATTTTCAATGAGGGAGATAAACAGCGTCACACCCGCCTCCACCAGCTGTGGGATGGATGCCAGCAAAGCGTCCACAATGGCGGTGATGATCTGGGGGAGGGCTGCGACAATGGTCAGAATGATCTCCGGTAGGTTCTGCACCAGAGCTACCAGCAGGTCAATGCCTGCCTGCACGATGCGCGGCAGCCCTTCCAGCAGTCCCGTAACGATGCCGTCGATGATCTGCGGCAGGACCTCCACGATTGCCGCAATGATGTCCGGCAGCGCATCCACCAGTGCGGTCAGAAGCTGGATGCCAGCCTCTATGATCTGCGGAATGCCCGAAATGAGGAAATCTACAATGCCCGCAATGATGGCAGGAAGGGATTCTATTAGTTGCGGCAGGGCATCCAGAAGTCCCTGTGCCAGACCGAGGATAAGTTGGAGCGCCGCATCTAGCAGGAGCGGAAGGTTATCAACGAGCCCCTGCACGATGGTCGTAACGGCTTCCACGGCAGCGGGGATCAACTGCGGCAGCGCGTCCGCAAGCCCCTGCACCAGCGACACGATCATCTGGGTTGCTGCGTCAATGAGCAGCGGCAGATTGTCGATGATCGCCTGCGTGATGGTCATCACCGCCTGCACCGCTGCGGGAATCAGCTGGGGCAGCAGCTCCAGAATGGTGGTCAGAAGCTGCGAAAAAAGCTGCGTCACGGTATCAAGCAGCGTGGGAAGCAGTTCCGCAATCGCTTCCAATAACGCTTTTGTCGCCGTGGGCAGCGCCTTTACGATATTCTCAATGACCGGAGTTATGTTGGTGATGACGTTTTTCAGCGCCTCTGCCATGTTCCCGCACAGCTGCTCCATGTCGGCATCTGCGTTGCCGAAGCCGACGAGCAGATTTTTTCCCGCCGCCTGCAAGGCGTTGATGGAGCCGGAAATGGTGTGCTCCGCTTCCTTTGCGGTCGTGCCGGTGATGTCCATGCTCGTCTGAATGACATGGATGGCGTCTACCACATCGGCATAGGATTCGAGGTTATAGTGGATGCCGGAGATTGCCTCCGCATCAGCCAGCAGCCGCTCCATTTCGGATTTCGTGCCGCCGTAGCCGAGCTTCAGATTGTCCAGCATCGTATAGTTCTGCTTGGCAAAGCCCTGATATCGTGCCGAGCAGCACTTCAATGTTGCCCAGCTCTGCATACACCGCCGCTGCGGTGATGGGGAGCGTATTGTCCGCTTCGGCTTCCTCCGCCACCTGCACGGCAAGCCGTCCCTGCTTGTCCCACATGAGCGCGTGCCCCAGCGAAAGGCCGCCGCCGACCTGAACGGTTGCGTGAAAGTCGGCATGGAGCCGTTCATCCTCGGTATGCAGCTTTGCGCTAATGCGCATCGGCGATCAACTCCTCTCGATGTAACAGTTCTTTTGTTGGGACCGGAATACTGTCCGTTGCAAATACAGCGCCGCCGAGCATGACCCGAAGCTGTACCTTTGCGATCTGGTTGTCTGGCAGCATCAGCGTCTCGGTCTGCGTCAGGCGTAGGCTGACCTCCGTACCGTCTGCGGACAGAGAAAGCTCTGAGAGCGGACGCAAAAGCCGGACCGTTCCGCAGGCGAGGCAGAACTCCGCAGCCGCACAGCCGGTGATGCTCCTGTCAAGAGACAGCGTCAGGGTCGGCGTTGTGCCGGGGATGATGCTCATGTGCTTCGCCTCCTTACAGTCCGGGCGGGATAATATCGTCGATGGAAAGCTCCCGTTTCGGCTTTGCCATGCCGAGGAACTGCCTGTGGCATTCCCACAGGTCGAGGAGAAAACCGAACGGCGTCAGCCAGACCTCTTCGGAGGGAAGATGCAGCTGCGCCGTTCCGTAATAGAAAAGCCGGGTGAACAGTTCCTCGTCTGTTACCCAACCTGTGCGTTTTTTGAATCGTTCTCACTTTCCACATTTCGCTTCGTCCCCTTGAACATGGCCTCCATGATCGCGGATTTATACTCCGCCAGTTCCAGAGGACTGGTGAGCAGCTCGACCGTTTCCTGCGTGAGAAGCGCCTGCTTCTCCTCCGGATTGCGGAAATTGTGGATGAGAACGGACTGGTTTGCCAGCAGCGTAATGAGCCATACCAACTCGTCCAGAGCCATCTCAAAGTTTTCTGACCGCATGAGCTTCTGACCCAGATTTTCCAGACCACCATATCGTGCTGCGATTTCCTTGGTGGCGCGGGTCGTGAGAATGAGTTCAAACTCCCGACCGCCGATGTTGATTTTTGCGCTTCTGTCGTGTTCCATTTCGTCCAGCCTCCCTTCAAGCAGCGAATACCGGTTCATAGACCTCCGAGTACCAGCCGCTGATAACCGCTGCGGAGACCCCGGTGGAATCCTCGGACACCTCCGCCTTCCACGGATGCTTGCCCTGACCATCCAGCTTGTTGCGTCGCAGGACGGTGCCTTCGATGCTGGGCGTGGAGAACTCGATGCTCTCGCCCTTGGTGGTGAGGTTCGTCGCGGGGATGCCGAACTTGACCTTGTAAAGCCAGAAATAGCGGTACTTACCGTTGGACTTCTTTGCCCGGAATCCGATGGCCACAGGTTCGCCGCCGTCCTCGGATGCGGAAATGAGCACCTTGTTGTCGTCGATTTTTGCACCGGTCAGGTCCTGCGCCACCTGTACGCCAATATCGTCGATGCCCAGCGTCAGCGTACCGCTCTGAAACTCCTTCACGACCTCTGCCGCGCCATCGTCGGCATAGAGCGTCGCCTCGGCCAGTTCCACGGAAAGCTCCGCCGTCATGGCCTTGGCAAGCTGTGTCGGGGTTCCGTAGGTTTCGTCGCCGTTGTCTCCCTCAGTGATTTTTGCGTAATAAAGTTTATCCAGACCAATGGTCGCCATGGTCATTCCTCCCAAACATAAGATTTTGCCACGTCTATGGCGTAGTGGTGATAACCGGTGTCGGTTTCAAAGCCGATGTACCGGCGGTCAGTGATTGTCATATCTGCGTT